CTACCAAAAGGTTGCAAACCCTGATGAAGAAACAGTAGAAAAAGTTTATCAAGAAATCACGGCATCATTGCGCCAATTTGAAGGCAACCAAACAGACGAATTTCAATTTACTGAAAATGATGTTTTGGTTGAAGGTAGGTCTATGCGTGAAGCGGCCAAAAACAAAGCCATCACAGAAGCGAGAATTACTGAGTTTTTCAAATTGCTTGTTCCTGAACTAGAAGGTGCAACGCTAGAAGATTTAACTTATAAAGATATTCAAGAAGAATTCCCAATTTCTGTACAGATGCAGATTGTGGAAAAAATTGGTGAAGTTATTAGCCCGACCTATAAGGAAGCGCGGGGAAACTAATTGGCTCGTTAAAAACGCAGTGCATTGCGGCAATGGTTTTTAACGGGCATACCTTAGATACAGTAGCCGAAATTGACGATATCACTATGGCAAACATCCAAACGATGTATGCTGATGGATTGATTGGCAACTACGGGCTTTTAACGCAAATAGCATCCCTGACCAACGGGGTGTTTAACTATATGCGCCCGCCAAATTCCCCAACTTATAAACTAGCCAACATTTTGGGTAATGCGTATGATTACATATACCCGCCTTTGTCTGAAGAACAGAAAAAAGCGGCAGTAAACGATAGCCTGATTGGCTTTATGTCACAGGCACAGGGATTTAATAAAACAAAGTTTGGGGTAAAAAATGGCTAATATGATTGCCCGCCTTGGCGTAGTGCTAGGGTTAGATTCTGCGGAGTTCAGCAAAGGGCTTGAATCCGCGGGTAGAAAACTTGAACAGTTTAGCCAAGCCGCAGAAAAATATGGAAAGATGGCCGCAGTTGGCATGGTTGCGGCAGGCGTTGCGGCAGTCAAATACGCTGATGAACTTGCAGATGTAGCCGAAGCCAATGAAGTTGCAATTGGTACTGTTCTTAAACTTTCTGATGCACTGGCCAATTCAGGTGGCAAGGCAGACAACGCAGGCAAAATGCTTTCTGCGTTTGCAAAGTTTATTGACGAAGCCGCTAGTGGTTCAGATAAAGCGCAAAAAACTGCTAAAGATTTGGGCGTTACTTTGCAAGACTTGGGCAAATTATCCCAAGAAGAATTGCTAAATAAATTAGTAGCCAATTTAGGAAAAATAGAAGATCCCGTTACGCGTAACGCCAAGGCAATGGAAATCTTTTCCAAGGCCGCTAAAGGCGTTGATATGGTGGGTTTTGCCGACAAGATAGCAGAAACCAACCCATTGATTGAACAACAAGAAAAAGCAATTAAAGCCGCGGCAGATACTTACGATTTGTTAGCACAATCATCGCGTGATGTATTGTTAATCTTGGCTACAGAACTTGGGCCAATACTAAAAAACACAGTTGACTATTTCAAAACATTAAGTGATAGCGGTGTTTCACTTAGCGGCATCTTTAAAACTGTATTTCAAACAGTAGCCGTTTTGGGTTCTGAAATTCAATGGTTTTTCAGTACGATTTTTAATGAACTTGCCCACACATATCAAAACGCAAAAATCTTAGTAACCCAAGGCGTTGATGCGGCTATTGCGGCCAATGAAAAATATAACGCTTCTGTTAAGGCATCCCGACAAAACTTAGACTTCTATCAAGGTCAAGTGATGGGCGTTAGCATGGGCCGCAGTGGAATAGATGAACGCAGAACAGATAATAAAAAGCCCGCTAAAGGTGGTGGCGGTAGAGTTGTTTCAGAATCTAAAGAAGCGGAAAAATTACGCAAACAACAAATGCAACTTTACGCGTCTGGTGCGGCCAACGCGCAAAGGTCTGCCGAAGAAGATGCCAAGGCCCGTGCTGATTTTTTTGCAATGTATGACAAAGGCAATCAAGCGGTTTCAGAACGCCAAAGGTTGATGGGTATTGCGTTAGATAACGAACGCGAACTAATGCAACTAGAAATGAAATCTAGCACTATGCGACAAGAGGATTACACCCTTGAGCGCGAACAGATGCAGATTCGTCAACAACTTGCAAGAAACTTAGAAGAAATAGACGCGCGTAGAGATTTAACAGCAACCGCAAGGGCAGAAGCAGAAGCCCGCGAAAACGCGCTTGCAGAAAGATCATTGTCAATTGCAAAAGAAAAACACCGCTTAACAAAAGGTTTGCGCGAAGGCACTTACGAAGAAGGCATGGCAAAACGCATGGGTGAATTCTTGCGAAATATGCCAACTGAATTAGAACAAGGCGCAAAGGCTTTTGATTCATTGATGGGCAACATGGAATCTGCAATTGATAGATTCGTTCGCACAGGCAAAATGAACTTTAAAGATTTGGCGCGTAGCATCATTCAAGATATTGTTGCAATGCAAATGAAGGCCGCGGCAGTACGATTTTTAAGTTCTTTGTTTGGTGGTGGCCCAACGCCTTATCAGCCTGCCGCTGTGATGGGTGCGCCCGGATATGCAGATGGTGGAAACCCCGCAGTTGGACAATTAAGTATTGTCGGAGAACGCGGGCCTGAATTATTTGTTCCCCGTACAGCAGGCACAATTATTCCAAATCACGCCTTGGGCGGCATGGGCGGCACAACTAATGTGACTAACAATTACATTAACGCTATCGACACTAAATCATTTGAAGATAGGTTGCTTGGTAGTTCAAAAGCGATTTGGGCGGCTAACAAATATGGCGAAAAGAACTTGGCCACAAATTACGGGAGAACCTAAGAATGTCATTTCAGACCATCTTTGAAATCCAACAGTCAATGACTGTGCAAAACCGCAGAACTGTTGGCCAACAATACAGCCGTTCAGGACAAGTGCGCGTTGCTCAATATTTAACTTCTGTGCCTTGGGTTTTTGTTGTTGAACCACATTCGTATTTGTACTATCCGCAAGTTCGAAATGTCATTCAAGCCATTGATAACAAAGATAGGCAATTGCCTGAAACTATTTCGTTTGCAAGTAATAATCTTTCTTGGTTTGTTAGATACCAAGGCGACTTATCAACCTTGCAACAGGCCGCACTAACTTTGGCTAGTTTGCCTGCGGCTAACTCTCAAACAATCACTGTGGGCAATCTGCCTAGTATTTCTTCTTCTGCGTATATTTTTAAAGCAGGCGATTTTTTGCAGTTGGGCATTTATCCATATAAAGTGACCGCAGATGTGCCGCGGGGTTCTGGTTCAACTGTTACTGTAAGTTTGCATCGGCCTGTTATTGGTACACCAACAGTAGGCCCTTTGTCTGGTATTGGTATTGGTTGTAGTTTTTTCATGTTGGCAGAACGATGCCCAACATACACACTAACCCCTGCCCCCAATGGCGCATTTGTTCAATGGGATGAACCATTTGTATTTCGTGAGGATATTACAGGATGAGCACAACAATTGCGGCTTTATCAAGCCCATCAATTAATTATGGTGAGTTCATTAAATTGACCACCGCAAGCGACACCTACACTTTTTGTAACGCGGCATCGCCAATCACTGTGGATGGTACGACATACACAAACCTTGGTAGCCTTCTTAGCATTGGCGATATCAAACGCGAAACCAAAGCGACAAGTGGCGATTTAACAATTGCCCTGACTGGTGTTGATGGCGCTAATGTGGCCGTTATTCTTGATTCTGATATCAAAGGTTCTTTGGTAGAAGTTTGGCGCGGCTTCTTTGATTCAAACAATCAAATCATTACAACGCCAACACTGCAATTTTTTAAGCGATACCAAGGGTATGTAAATAACTTTTCTGTAACTGAAGATTGGAACGAAGAAGCAAGAACACGCATTGCAACTTGTTCCATCAGTTGTTCATCATTCAGGATGATTTTGCAAAACAGAATTAGCGGATTAAAAACAAATCCAACTGTCTGGAAAAACTTTTATCCAAATGATGCAAGCATGAATAGAGTGCCTGTAATTGCTTCAACATTTTTTGATTTTGGTTCACCACCTTTGCAGGGTAGTCAATCAACAACTTCTGCGCCATCAGATAACGGCACATCACAATTTCAAGACGCATAAAATAAAAATGATAAGACAAGCAACAAGATATGACATACCAAGATTATTAGAAATTGTTGAGGCATACGCCAAAGAAAACACAATTACAAAACTTGGAGACAGCAACAATCATTTTCCAAAGTATGTTGAAGAATTATTGTTTGGGATATTACAAGGCAAAGGTTTTATTTACATTGATAACCATATGCGTGGTGCAATCATTGCTATAAAACAAAACAATATATGGTCGCCCAAGGTTCGTGAATTGCACGAACTTTTGTGGTGGGTAGAACCTGAACATAGAAATGGAACATTGGGCGGCAGACTTTGGAAAGAGTTTGATGCACACGCAAAAAAGATGTTGGAAATTGGAAGCGTTGATTTAATATACACATCAATTTCTGCGAATGGGCCATTGATTGATTACACGCGCAGGGGCTACAAGCCTGTTGGCGCAACTTTTGTTAGGGAATAGAAATGGTTTTTACACTATTGGCAACAGCCGCAACATATCTAGCCACAGCAACGGGGATATCATTGGCCGCGGCAACATTTGCGGTTAACTTTGCCGTTTCAATGATTGTTTCTAGGGTGTTTAGTTCTGGAAGCGCCAACCAAAGTGTTGATAATGGCGTTCGCCAACAAGTTCCCCCTGCCACAACAAACAGTTTGCCAATTGTTTATGGCGATGCCTATATGGGCGGCACATTCGTTGATGCCGTTTTGTCAACCGACCAAAAAACTATGTACTATGTTTTGGCGGTTTCTCAGATTAGCCCCAATGGCCAATTCTTTTTTGATACGACAAAGATGTATTGGCAAGATCAAATCATTACATTTGATGGCACAGACCCAACCAAAGTTGCAAGCCTAACTGATGGCGCAGGCAATGTTCAAACAAAGATTGCGGGCAACCTTTATATCAATCTGTACAGATCAAGTGAAGCAGGCGTTATAACGGCCTTAAACGGCACTGCATTGCCTAGTTCTGTAATGGGTGGCAGTGACATAGCCGCGGCACAACAATGGCCTTCTACGGGCCGCCAAATGAATGGCTTGGCATTCGCTATTGTGAAGATGATTTACAACAGGGATGCAGGCACAACACAAATGCAGGCGTTGACATTCAGGGCATCGCATTATTTGAATGGTCAGGGCGTTGCAAAACCCGGAGATGTTTGGTACGACTACATTACAAATCAGAAATATGGTTGCGCTATGGATGCCACCATTGTTGACGCTGATACGGCCACAGCACTGAACGCTTATTCTGATGAATTGATTACCTATACGCCTGCCGCGGGTGGCAGTGCAACACAGCCGCGTTATCGAATCAATGGCGTTTTAGATACAGGGCAAAATGTATTGTCCAACCTAGATCAAATCATGTTGGCTTGCGATTCTTGGAATCAATACAACGCTTCTAAAGGTCAATGGGCAATTGTTATTAACAAAGCCCAAGCCACTAATTTCTATTTTGACGATTCAAACATTGTTGGTGAAATCCGCGTTAGTGCTTTTGATATTTCTGCAAGCATTAACCAAATACAAGCGCAGTTCCCAAGCAAGTTAAACCGAGACCAATCAGATTATGTTTATCTGAATACGCCTGAAGAATTGTTGTTTGCTAATGAACCCGTTAATAAATACACATTCGATCTAAGCATGGTCAATGATTCTGTGCAAGCGCAATACATTGCAAACAGAATGCTTGAACAAGCGCGGGAAGATTTGATTGTTAATTTCTCTACAACTTACAACGGCATTCAAGTTGATGCGGGCGATGTTATAGCCGTAACCAATTCTGCATATGGTTGGGATGATAAGTTGTTTAGAGTGATGAAGGTTTCTGAAGTTTCATTGCCTGATGGAAACTTAGGTGCATCACTTGAATTAAACGAATACAACGCGCAAGTTTACGATGATAAAGATATCACCGCGTTTTCGCCTTCACCAAATAGCAATCTGTCAAACCCTAACTTTTTTAGCAATCTGACAGCCCCAACAGTTACCAATGTAAACACCACTGCAACAATTCCACATTTTGATGTTGTTTGCGGAGTGCCTGCAACTGGCCGCGTTACTGAAATAACTTTGTTCTATACAACTGTCAGTAGCCCAACAACAACTGATTGGGAAGTTTGGAGTGTACAAACATTAGCAAACTCACAACCATTTGCGCCATCTACAAATCTTGTTTTTCAAAACATTAATCTGCCGACAAGCACTTATTATTTCTCATATAAAGTTGCAAACGAACTAGGTGGTTCTGCCCTTTCTGCAACATCTACAAGTTTCAGTTGGTCGCCTAACCCAACCACATCTGCGGTTGCGGGTACTTTTTTGGCCACCTTTTCACCCGTGGTTATGCAAGTGCCGCGGAATTCTTCACTTGTTCCATCGTTCACGGGATTGATTACGCAACTGTATGGTTCTGCCGCAGGCGGTGCTATTGATTTTGTTACAGCACAAAATGACAGTGACGCTTCATTTGTAAATAACACTTGGCGCATTGGCGGTTCATCAACTACGGGCTATACAGATATCACCACAACAAATGGTTTGGTGATGGGTTCATTAACTGATGGTGGAACATTTGCACAATGGGGCATTCCCACTGCGATGAGTGCATCGCCTGCAACAATGACAGTGCCAGTGCGTTATAAATCTGCGCTTGGTGTTGTGTCGCAAGGTGCATCATCTATTTTGCAGTTTGTATTTGTAGATCAAGGCGCAACGGGAAATGCGGGTACTGATGGCAACCAATCCGCAACGCCAACGCTATATCAATGGTCAACTGCAACGCCTTCTAACCCTAGTGGACAATCAACCTACACTTGGTCAACTGCAACCAATGCAAGTTACACGGGCGGTGGTGGATGGACAACAACAATCCCTGCAAATCCGGGTATTCCATTAATCCAACTATGGAC